CAAACAAAGTCCTACTAAGGGCGCTGGTAAGAAGGTGTACTAATGGCTAATAATATTGCGTTTCAATCCTCTGGGATGACGTACAAGGCTAATGCCACTACGACTTCCCAAACCATGCAGATAACATCTGTCTCTCCGACTAATCAATATTTGTTGGCTAATCACCAGCCTACGGGAACAGGCGGATACCCTGTTTATGTAAACATTAGCACGGCTGCAAACGTCACTGTTTCTGCTCCAGGTAACGGTACGCCTAGCAACTGTTTTGTTATTGTCCCAGGCATGAACAGAGTCGTTACAAGCGTTCAATGTAGCCCCACGCAACCTGTTTACGTGGCTTACATTACTGATTCTGGAGCTTCAGGTTTAGTTGACTCTTATATTACTCCTGGCGAGGGTTTGTAATGTTCCCATTAGATGCTGTACTAGGATTAGCTAACTCTGTCATTGACAGGGTGTTTCCTGACCCCGCTCAAAAAGCTGCTGCACAGTTGGAAGTAATGAAACTTCAGCAGTCTGGTGAGCTTCAGCAGATTATGGGACAAATTGACATTAACAAGGCAGAGGCTGCAAACGCTTCTGTATTTGTATCAGGTTGGAGACCAGCTATCGGATGGGTTTGTGCTTTAGCCTTAGCTTATCAATATCTTATTAGGCCATTAGGAGGCACTGTAGCCGTTCTAGCAGGGTATACTTTGCCACCTTTGCCAGGCTTGGATGACAACCTTTGGCAATTAATGATGGGTATGTTAGGAATGGGCGGTTTAAGAACGTTTGAGAAAGTGCAGGGAGTGGCATCTAAGTGATTAACTCCAGGTCATTAGATGAACTATTGCCTGATACAAAAGTGAGGGTAGAAAAGTTTATAGAGCTTTGCAAGGAGCAAAATATTGACCTACTTGTCACGTCTACTTACAGAGATAACGAAAGCCAGGCAGCGCTTTATGCCCAAGGACGGACCTCTCCAGGTAATGTTGTCACAAATGCTGGACCTGGTGATAGTTATCATAACTACCGCATTGCTGTGGACGTTGTGCCTGTGGTTGGTGGCAAGCCTAATTGGAATACCTCTGACCCTGTTTGGCAAACTGTTGGTTTACTGGGTGAACAGGCTGGTTTAGAGTGGGCGGGTAGATGGGCGCATTTTAAAGAGATGGCTCACTTCCAACACACTAATGGACTGACTCTTGCACAACTAAAACAAGGAGTATCTTTTGGCTAAGTCTACTAGTTTGTCGGAAGGAAGGGGAGAGAAGCTACCTGCATCAAAAGGGGCAGGACTAACAGCCAAGGGGCGGGCCAAGTTAAACAGAGCCACAGGGAGCAAGTTAAAAGCACCGCAGAAAAAAGGTTCGAGACATAATTCATTTTGTGCCCGCATGAAAGGTGTTGTAAGGAAATCAAAAGGACCTGCTACACGTGCCAGAGCTTCATTAAAAAGGTGGAACTGTAGATGAAAACTCCAAAAGCAAAGCGTGGTTTGTACTACAACATTAACCAAAGACGTAAAAAGGGCTTACCTGCTAAACGCCCTGGTCAGGCGGGATACCCTTCTGCCAGTGCCTTTAAAAACGCTGCACGGACCGCCAAGAGATAATCTCAAAACGGATTTGGCTTCCCCACCACCAAGAAAAATCGGTTTTCCTAAATATAGTCTGCTATTGCAGTTGCCATATTCTCAACATCTTTAGCAGTACAAGCAAGAACGTCAAAATAGTAAATTGCTCTGTGCCCACGTTTTATCATTCTTGACTGGTAGTCCATCAACTCTTTTATTTGGGTAATATCAGACGTTTTTAGGACAAACTCACCAAAATTGTCAAACAAGAAAAAGTAGGTATATTTCTCATCTACCATTTGCGCCAACATGCGCTCATATTCAACATGTTGTGCTGGACTTCTAAAATCCATCTCAAAGAACAGTGGTGGTTTGACCTGCCAGTCCCACCCGTTAAACACATCCCAGTCCATGCCGTCAACGTCTACCTTTATCAAGCCTATGTGTGTGCAGTGAAACTCTTTCACAATCAAAGATAAACTGAGTGCCTGAGTGACCCTCTCATTCACCAAAACAACCTCACAGGCATAACGCTCCCTGACCAACTCAGCATTTTCTTTTAATATCAAATAAGTGGCGTTATCAGCCTCTATACACACAAAATTTAGCCTGTGGTTATTACTTGCCATAGATGCCATAAGCGCACCTACATTTGCACCTACGTCTATAACGTCACCATCCAGATACTTAGCCAGGTGTGGCAAGAACCTGTCGTATAAAGGATACATTATTTGATATTTTTCTANGGTGTGATTAGTACCCATTTCTATCTGTAAATCATTTAAATTTTGTATTTCATGGTGCTGGTAGAAGTCCACCCTCGAANAAATAGTTACCAAANTGACCCAGTTGCACCCAGGGCGCTGCCCAGACCTTTAGCCCTGCCTCTCTTGCTTTGTGGCAAAAGTAGTAATCCTCTGACAACAATCTTTCTGTGCCTGGTTCTATCGCACAAGCAAAATACTCGGTAATGCGGTCAGAGGCTATCCCTCCGTGCAAAAAGGTAATATCGTTGTTGTAGCTGGGTACGTGTTTTTTTAGCGTCTCAAAAGTCTCACGCTTAATTAACATAAATCCTGTTCCACCGTTGAATATCTCAACTGGTTGGTTGGCAGGTACAGTCACAGTCCCAGAATAGTCTTTTAAATTGATTACAAGGCTTGCTGTGCGGTGTTTGAGACCTTCTACAGGTACACCATCCTTAACTGCCTTATCAACCTCTGTCCAGTTAATTTCCTTCTTAGGATAGATACCGCAAATAATGTCTTTATCTGCCTCCAACATGGGAATAATGTCGGGAGAGTTGAATTTAATGTCTGCGTCTATGAACATCAAGTGCGTACATTCTTTCCGTGCCATAAAGTTATGTGCAAGTGCGTTTCTACCACGCTGAATCAGAGATTCGTTAAACATGGCTGAATACGCCATATCGTAACCAGCGTTGTTGAGTGTTGGCCCAAGTGTGAGCAAACTCTGTGCGTAAAAGCCTGTACAGACTCCACCATACATAGGTGTAGCCACAAATATATTACCTTTTTTTTCCATAATCATCCTTTAAAAGTTAAGAAAATGACAGACTGTGGGATTACAGAAGGTCTGTCAGCTCCTGTCCTAACTCCAGTCTTTGCGACTGAGCAAGCTCCCACTGCTGTGTTTGGTGGGACGTGCGGGGGTCGAACCCACGACAAACGGATTAAAAGTCCGCTGCTCTACCAACTGAGCTAACGTCCCCATCATTAGCCGTGAGCTATTTTAGGAGTTTCAATAAAGCTCATACCGTCTTCAAAACCTTGTTCGTAAGCCATATCGTAGATTTCCTGAAGACTCATGTTCTTAAGTTCTATGATATGTCCTCTATCCGCAGAGTGTACTTGCCCGTCTTTGCGCTCTTCCTCCACCCGTGCACTACCACTTTTATGTTTGCTTTCCTGACCCATGATAAAGTCTCACTTTCTTGAATTTTTTTAATACGTGATGACACTCCAGATGCGGTTACCTGGACTGCCATAATTTCCTCACCTCTGAGACAGAGTAAATCACACCACCCCCACAAATCCTTACGTATCCTAGCGAACGGATTCCAATGCTCGACTATCTCTACTAGCCAACCCTCTTCCCTGAGATACGACAACGAACGCTGTGTGGGTGATGTTTTTTTAGTCGCCATTAAAAGGGTATTTCGTTCTCATCTCTGCCGTAAGATGCTTTCTTAGGTTTAGCGTAACCAGGAGTTACTTCTCTAGGTTGTTGTTCCTCTAGTTTCTTCTTTTTTAACCAGTTGTCTTCCCTGGCAGAAAACATGGTTGTACCCATCTTTGTCTGTTTAGACCACAGACCAAAATTCAAGCGCTCACCTGCTTTGTAGTCCATATCTAGGACCAGGTGNCCCGTAAAGTCTGGTCCTTGCGGGTGTTTCTTATCCTCTGGTGCTACAAAAAATAATGTTCCGTAGCCTGGTTTGTCGGGGTAGTTTGAATTAGATGCCATTGGTTTCTCCTGATAAATATTTGTACGATGCGAACTCTGAGCCGTTGTTTTTAACCATTGTTGTAATGATGGGATGTCCTTCTTTTCTAAGAACTTCGATATGAGCTGCAAGCCTGAAACTCCCGTAGTGTTTAAGTGCGTCCTGGGGGGTGATGGATAGTCCATTTTGTAGGTGTCTCAAGATGTTACCTTTCTGAGTTCCTGTCCGTCCTGAGACACTTGGGGCTTTGGGAGAGGATTTGCTCCACCACGTCCTATAACGGCTTTTACCATCAACTTCTCTTTAGCCTCAAACTTGTGGATAACAAACTCATTTGCCACGTTTAGAGACTCTATCTTGCTTGCTTTTGTTGCATCATCCAACTTGTTAGAACCAGAGATACGCATAACCATGTCTTCAAAACCTGTTATCCACTCTTCTACTGTGTGGTAGCTGGTGTAGGGTTCGTCCGCATTTGGGACGTACAAAGGAAACGCTCCATCCTCAATAACCTCAGATGGCTGAGTGTCCTCAACTCGCTCCGCAATACCCATGTCAATCGGTTTAGACGGTTTAAAGTCCTGAANNTCNTCANNNGNATAAACGCCAACAACACAACCTGGATATACCGAGCGTATGCCTTCTGAGACGCACCTTGCTCTGAGCATTGCTCGTGGATAGTTGCGCCAGTTGTCTTTATTGGCAATTCCGATGCTTTTCGCCTGTGCCAACGACCAACTGACTTCAAGACTCCCGCCTGACGGGTGCGAGAATACGCCTGTGACCTTCTCATCTGTGTAATCCTTCCAATTAACGCTACCACCAGCCTGTTGAAATCTGGCTAACATTGCATCTGCCTTGAGAGCAGGTCTTCCCTGAATAACATGGTAATCACGCATAGCAACTGCTGGGTGTAAGTTCTCAGCTTGGCATAAGAGCATGATTGCCATAGCCTCTTGAGGATTCTTAAACCCAAACATCTTGCTACCCGCAGCTACCTCTGCCATCTGCGTAATATCTTGTAGTGGTACTAAATTAGACATTTGTTTTCTCCCTTGCTTTTAACATTTCGTCTGCCCATTTGTAAGCAGACTCACAACTAACGGATATATCTTTAGTCCCCATTAATTTCACCATTGCTGTGGCAGCAAAGTAATCTCTGAGGTCCATGCCTTGATGTTCTATGATTGCCCCTGTTGTAGGGTGCTTAAACATTATTGGGTATGCTTTCATTTTAGTAAGAACCTCCTAGAACCTGATTGCTCAACAACAAACTGCTCATAAATCTCTGGCATTGCAGACTGGAACAACTTGGGGTCAAACCTTTTACTAGACTTTGCTGCCTTCCAGGTTGCGAGTACATTACCATCTATTGTTTGCAAAGAACTAGCACTCTCCATGTACCCAGCTATCAACGTTTGTAGTTGCTCCTCACGACCCTCCAGGAGCTTTATTTCGTCTTTTAGGTGTCTGAGTGCCACACAAGCCTGTTCTACGCTCTGAGAGGCCGTTTTAACGCTTCCTGAGACATCCTGGGGGTAAAGTAACTTCACTTGCTCCAGGTCTTCTGGCGGGAGGGTTGTATTTGTCTGTACGTGACCCCAGACTTTAGCCATTTGTTGGATAAGGTCATCCTTTTGTTGGTCTGTAATGTCGTAGGGGAACATGACGAACTCAGAGCCACCAAACAGAACCGCTAGATAAATGCGTGTGTTACCGAACACAGCAGTCTCGTGGACTAGCTGAGCCATATCAGCGTTAGGAATGGTATTAGCAACATCATCAAACTTATTACGCTGATGGATGCCGTAATTTTTACACTCGACCAGAATTGTTTGTCCATTTTCTGTGCCTACATAGTCAAAATGAGATTTAAACCAGGATTCCTTCTTGTGAGTTAAGGATTCCTCTATCTTGGTCAACTCTACTTTTAGTTTATTTTGGGCCAGGTTAGCGATAACAGGCTCAAATACGTGTCCCATCTGGACCGCCTCTATGCCTGA